GTTCTGGTAGGAACCCACGAACATCTTTGCGATACATTGCACCATTGGCACACACCGCATTATCCTTATACAGTTCAAAGTTTATCTCCTCATCAAGAATTTTATCAACTGTAACTGTTGGGTGTCTCTCATCAAGTAAGGTTTCTGGGGAGATGTTATACTGCATGATAAGATGAGGGTAGAGAGAGTTAAGGTCAAAAGACACAACCCAATCATACTTTCCAGGAATCGGTTCCTTAACGTATGCTCCTGCGTACTTTTCGTTTTTGTCTGAACGAATCTTCGGGGGAATAACAATGTCACGTTTCTTTAGGTAATTGTAAATGATATTGTCCCACATGCGGACTTGATAGAACACATCTGCATAATTGACCTTAGCATCATATGCCATGGTCAGTGCAAGTTCAATAAGTTTCATCTTGTCTTCCAACCGGTCAACAAGTTCTACGTCAACAATATTATATTCAATAAACTTCTGCCACCCTTTGGTATAGAAGTCTTTAAAGGTATCAAACTCAGAGTGATCTAATTTCTTCTGCCCAAGTTCTACTTCAGCAATATAGTCAAGACGATATGATTCTTGTGCTTTATATGTAAACTTCTTGTATAAGTCAAGATAGTCAAGTTGAGTCAATCCACCTACATCAAATGTGGCATGTTTTCTACCCATGATATAAGTTTCTCCTTCTGTAACCAAACCCCAATTAGAGAAACGTTTCATCAACTTTTCACCAAGCACCCTGTTAAGGCGTTTGCAGATGTATGGAATATCGAACAATTGAATATTCCATCCAGTCACAACGTCAGGAACATCTTGCATCCAATAGTTGATGAAGTGACTTAGTAGTTCATGCTCTGTAGGACAATGATGATAGGTAACATTCTTCTGTTTGTTGATAAACGATTTCACACCCCAAGTAATAATTTGCTTGGTAGTATAATCCTGAATAGTAATCGCAAGAATCTCTTCTGATGCAGATTCAACATCAGGAAATCCTTTTTCTGCGGTAGTCTCAATATCAAGAGTGACTAGTTTAATCTTACTGATATCAAATTTGATCTCATTTTCAGGATACTTTTCTGAAATATATTGATAGATGTATCGGTCATTTCCGTAGATAGCAAATCCATCTACTTCATCATACTTTTTGTAGAACTCCCGACAATCTCTAACAGTACCAGGATGCACTTCTTCTACAGATTCTCCACTTAATGTCTTATACTTAGAATCTCTTTTAGATTTCACAAATAGAGTAGGAAAAAATTCATCCCTAAACTCATATCTTTTACCATTATCAACTCCTCTAACGAGAAACTGATTACCAATCAACTGGACATTAGTGTAAAAATGCATTACTTAGTTAAGTCCTGATACTTTTCAATTAGTGTTGGAGTTGGATCTACAAGAGTTAATATTTTATCAGAACTGATCATAAAGACATCTTCTCTTGTGACATCCATCATCCATGATTCTAACATACCACCTTCCACTACAAGGAAAGGTTTAGTCAGTTTGCAATCTGGTTCTCCAGGAATTGATGCAGCAACTTCATCAATCTGACTGATCAGAATCTGATTGTTCTCCAGTAGAATTGCTTTGATTGTTTTTTCCATGATTTACAATGTCCTCAACATACATTTCTTTTAATTTGGCAGTGGGTTCTACCATTGTTACAACCCAATCAGAAGGGACAGGAATATTATCCTCTGCAGAGAGAGGCATCCAAGGGAAAAGAGATACTTCATATCCTGCTTTCCTTGCCCGACCTTCACTTTGATCCTCAAGAACACTTGGGTCGCGCATCTTAACGACACAAGGTTTATTTAGATAATATCCAACTACTCGTCGGTCTTCATCTTCACCATATGACATTTCTGTGATATCGGCAATCATGTCTTCACCAGACTTTAGAAGCAAAAGTTTAATGGTCATAATTTATTATTTTGTCCTTTATATTCTAGCAAGAAAAAAGAGGGGCGTCAACTGGATTTTGCCAGTTGCCCCTCTGCGGCGACGATATTCAGTTTTATTTATGGTGTGGTTAGGTATAGATTTGTGGGCGGACCATTAGGGTAGTACGCTAGAGATGGGACCACCGATAAAAATAGTCATAAACATTCCAACGGTGAGAGTGGCGGCCGTGAAGTTCATAAGTCGTCCTCTGTAAGTACGTAAATATTTAGAAATTAGTGTATCACTATGATACACTTTTGTATCAACCACAGCAAAACTATGTTATTGTTCTATAACATTTCCAATAACCCAAGACCTCATGCCAAATGGAGTATCAGTAATCAAAGTTTGAGTTAATTCCACAACTTCTTCTGGTACAACTAAACAGAATCCAATACCCATATTAAATACACTTCTCATCTCATCGTCAGAGATATTACCAGCAAGTTGAATAGTCTCAAACATTTCTGGAACATCCCATGCTCCATAGTCCACCTCAACTGTAAGACCTTGCGGAAGGCACCTAGGAAGGTTCTCAGGGATTCCTCCACCAGTAATGTGTGCCATACCTAGAATAGGAACCTCGTCCAACAGGTGCTGAATGAGAGGGGCATAGATTGTTGTGGGGGTCAGCAATTCTGGCATCTCTTTATAGAAGATTAGGTTTCTCCAGAGCATATCATTTATAAGAGTATATCCATTACTATGAAGACCACTGCTTTCAATACCAATGATTACATCACCTTGTTTAATACAACTACCATCAACAATATCATTCTTCTCTACAATACCAGTACAGAAACCAGCAAGATCATAATCAATTGCTCTAAAATGTTCTGCTGTTTCACCACCTAAGAGTTCAATTCTAGCAATCTCACATCCCTTAGCAACTCCATATACAATTTCTCCAACGTAGTTATTAAGTTCTTTTGTAGAAATATAATCTAAAAAATATAATGGTTTAGCACCAGAACATATAACATCATTGACGCACATAGCAACGAGATCCTGACCAATAGTGGTGTAATCATCAGCAATCCTACAGATATTAATTTTAGTTCCTACACCATCAGCACCAGATACCAGCACAGGTTTTTCGTATCCTGATGGGACCTCCATCATTCCACTGAACCCACCAATTCCAGGTGCTAAAATCTTCAGTTGCTCTACAAATGCTTTTCCTTTTTCAATGTCAACTCCAGCAGTTTTATAATCCATTAGTGAATTTCTCCTTTAGCAATTTGTTCACGACGTTTTAGTTTCCATACTATGTAATCCATTGTTGGGATACACATAGGGTTCCAACCAACAAAGGTTGTTGACTCTCCACTTGGTATCTTCCAACACTCGGCATCATCATTCTCAAGGTCTAATGACTTACGATACTCTTCCTCACCAAACATAACAACAGCACGTTCTGCTTCATTCAAACTCTTGAAGCAATCAAAAGCATTCTTTCTAATCTCATCAGGGATGTGATGTTTCATTCTAATACTATTTCAACTTCTTCATCAAGTTCCCAAGAATCTTCACCCTCAAGATACTGCTCCAACTTATCAACTAATTCTGGTGGAAATTCATCAACAAACATTCCCCATGTTCCGGTTTCCACCGGATCAGGTTCCCAAGTGCATACTTTCACATCCTCATATTGAGAGAAAATAAACTCAACAATATTTGTTTGGTCGTCTTCAGTTTGGCAGTAAATTTTAAGATCGTTCATTGAATAGCAAGTGGTTGTAGTCGGTCAAGGATCTCACGATAGGCAGGGACGATATCACCTTCATCATTTCTGAATAGATCCTTATCGAATCTTTCATCACTACCAATCTTCCATAGTCTCATACTATCAGGACTAATCTCATCAGCAAGATACAAATCACCATGAGCATCATAACCATACTCAACTTTAAAATCTACAAGATCAATACCCATAATGTAGAACATCTGACGAAGATAATCATTAATCTCTAGAGTCATCTTAACAAAAGGTTCTGGATCATATCCCATCAGACGCACACGATCTGGTGTCAGAAGAGGATCATGTTTGTTATCATCCTTCAAAAAGAACTCTACAATCGGTTGTGGCAGTGGAGCACCTTCTACAAGAGTTGTCTCACGAACAATAGATCCAGCAGCACGATTCCTACAAATAACTTCTAGAGGAACAATATTAACCTTCTTACAAATCATCTTGTTAGCACCAACCATATTGATATAGTGTGTTGGGATATGCTCCTTAGAAAGTTTCTCAAAGATAATAGATGAGATGCTACAGCAGAGAGATCCTT